CACTAAGGAGGGGGTCGGAACCTCGTCCTAAATTCCTTGGCGGGTCTGAAAACGAGCCACCAACGAATAAAGACTAATTCCACCCCCTGCGAGTGCAGGTAATAGAGCGACCTATTCCGCGATAAGCGGAAGGTCTTTTGTAAGCAGGGAAAGGATGGATTTCAGCTCGGCGATGCGCCCACGGATAGCGGCGGTTTGCTCGACTCCAAGATGTATGGAATCGTTTTGCAGACGCAGAACCGACAGGCGCTCGTTAGCGTGAGCCTCGATAAAGCGCCACGTTTCGGACTTGGGATCAATTGACAGGCTCATTACTGACCCCCTTCAATGCCCTGCATCATTCCGGCGTCAGGGCTAACCGGCGTGAGTGGGTTGGTGTTCATTTCCGGCGCGTCAGTCGGAATCGGTTCGGCAGGAGAAGGAATCAGCGGCCCTGCGTCCTTATCCACGCCACCAGCAGAGCGGAATATCTGGTCAGCCAAAGGAGCGATTGCCGGAGCCATTGCAATTTCCTTGCCGGATTGAACAGCAGAGAACATGCCCGTCACGCTATCCATTACCGTCTTTGCTTTGGTGTTGTCGGCCTGAGCCTGAAGCAGCTCAACCTTTGCCTGATCCACCGGGCTCGGCTGGCCTTGCATCGACGCAACCTTATCCGGCGTCATGCGTACAGTCGTCGGGTCAATGCGCTGCCCCTTGATAAGCTCCATTGCCAGTTTGGCCGGATCAAGCTCATAGACGGGATTAGCAGAGGCTTGCAGAAGAGACATAAGGAACTGTTGCTGAGAAGCGCGCTCAACAAGGGCCGACGACGCGCGGACAACAATCTGGAAGTCGCCCTTGATATCGTCACGCTCGGAGTGCTGCATCTGCCAATCGTAGTAACGCTGAATGTGCGGATCGGTCACAAAGTCATCCATGCGCTTGGCAAGGCGACGTAGCACTGACTTGGAGTTATTGTTCTGCATCTCCATGCCACCCAGCGTTTCGGGCGCATCGCCACGAATACCCTGGAGCATTGCGGACTGACCGGTAACATCTTCAGCCCTGCGCATTGCCCATTCGATGATGTTCATCATTTCCGCCTGCGTACTCGGAACGACGAACGAAGTGAAGGCTGCGCGAACGTCCGTAATCCCTGCGTCAGGGTCAAGCCGCCAAATCTTGCCGCCTCTCAGCGTGTAATTGCCGTCCGCAGGTACAACGCCATTGCCGATGATGATTTGCGGGGATGCAGAAAGCCCGGAGTTATCCATCATGGCGCGCAGAGCACCATTAAGGATGCGCTGGATTGTGCGGATCTGACGGGATACGCCAGTACCCCAAGGCATACCCGGGCGGCGTTTCCACGCAAGAACGTCGTAAGGGAAGTCGCCCGTGTCCATGACGTTCAGCGCGACCTTGATAAGCCGGTCATTGACGATCACAGCCATAGCCGAAGCCTTGGGCGTTTCGTCTTCGCTATCTACGCCATAGGCTTCAAGGTCGTCCGCATCGCACTGGCCGTAGAATATCCACAGTTCAAATTGATCCTCTTGCTTCATCGTTGCGCCGTCGGACGCAAGCCGAGACTGCGAAACCGTAGCGCCTTCCTTGAGCGCGGCAAGAATCTCGCCACGGTCATATCCCGGCATGTCGATCATGTCGCGCAACTGACGAGCGGAAATGTACTCACGCTCCCAGGTATAGCTGCCGTTGTGAATCGACTCGCCACACGCAGGGTCAGGGTAGAAGTTCCACGGGTCGATATGCTTTGACCCGGGCTTAATCTCATCGACCTGAATCAGCTCGCGATAGCCGAACTCGTTCTTCTTATAGACCTTGGCTGTGCGCTTGATCGGATATGGACCTTTGAGAACGCCGGAGCCGATGCGCGCCGAATCCTCAATCATTGCCCGCACTTCGCCCTGGAATCCAGACTCTTCAAGGCAATCCTCGATCTCGTCCGCCATGCCAACGCACGCAATCTTCGCTTCTTGCATGTGCTGTTCGATGACAGCCTGAGCCTGCTCAACGCCGCCAAGCGATTCAATCAGCGAATTGGGTAGGCGTGGAATGGTCGTCGGGGCCAAATCCCAGCACTTATCATCCGTAGGCAGGAGCATGTCAGACACAGCAGCAGAGGCCGTATCGACATAGGGTGCAGTGATGTTCAGGAATACAACGGATCGAGTAGGCGCGTTCGCCTCTTGCGTGCGGCCAGTAGTCGCCCATTGCTTTGCAGTAGATGCAGCAGACGCCACAAAGCGCCGGTTGGCGTCATCGACGCCCTGATAGTGCTCCTCGTCCTCGATCCATTCGGCCTCAATGCCGGAGCCAATGCGGCCCGTAATCGCCTCTTTGCGCTTGGATAGCAGGGAGATAAGGAACGCAGCACGGCGTGACTTCTCTAGCGATTGATCTTCACCGCTCATGGCTTCAGGGGAGTTTTCGGTTTCGATCATGGTCAGATGCCTATCTCTTGGTCTAGCGGGCCATTCCATTGCTGGACAATTTGCGGGCGTTCGTCTTCGTTGGTCAGCTTGTCCGCAACAACGCCCAGGTATCGGAACGCATCAGCGCCGTGCGAATACTCGTCATGAACAGGAGCGCCGGGCTCTTGCGTGCGCTCGTTGATTGATCGCTTGTAGCGTTTCAGGCACTCAACGAGGCGAGCCGTCTTGTGCTTGTCGAATACGCATTGCTTGAGGGTCATTCGGGCGGATTTAATGCCAAGCTCAATAGGGATATTCGGCGTCGCTTTTACCTTGCGACCGAACCCCTTGAGGATTTCAACGGCTGATTTGCCCGTCTTGTAATCCTTGTGCGCTCCATCGTGCGGAAGCCAGTCGTGCCCCCAGTTGTAGCGACGGGTTTGCAATTCGCCCGCGTACCAATCAAGGGTTTTGTGCGAATCTTCGACGTAATCAATGACGCGAATCTCTGAGCGCACTTTCTGAACCATGATGATGGTCATGGCGTCGTTCCAGCCCAAGTCCCAAATCGTATGAACCTTAAGCTTCGGATCGTAAGGAACAACGCAGACGCGGCTTTCCTTGATCGCATCGGCAATCTCGTCGGCGTAGATGGCACCCTTCACGGCAAGGCGGCATTTGCCTTCCCATATGGTGTCGTAATCCTCGCGATTGATCCTCATGCAGTCCTTACGCTCTTGCTCAAGCACATCAGGAAACCACGGGTTATCCCGCCAGTTAATTTGCACGACGACAGAATCGGTAGGCTCGCCAATAACGAAACGCTTGTAAGTCTCGTCGGTGTCTAGCTCAGGGTTGAACGTGACCCATATTTCAGAGCTGGCCTTACGAATTGTCGGGATAAGAATGTCCCACGACCGCTTAGACACAGACTGGGCTTCCTCCACCCAGCAAATATCAATGCCTTCGTAACTCTTGATTGACTCTACTGTGTGATCCGCAAGGCCGCCGAAGATGAACTCAGATCCATTGACGCCGCGAATCTCGTTGTTGAGCACGTCAAAGTTGCCGCCCATGCCCATAGATTGAATCTGGTCGCACAGAAGCTTATGCACAGAGTCCTTGATGGACTTCTGCACTTCACGCGTGCAAAGGATTCGAGTTTTCTTTGATGCAGCAACAACCAGCAGAGCGCGAGCAAATCCCCAAGATTTCGCGCTACCTCTCCCCCCGTGCGCAACCTTGTACCGATGCGGATCGAAGAGGAATTGCAGCGCGTCGGGAAACTCAACCTTTGCTTGCATTGGGCTTCACGAACGAAACAGAGATGCCAGACAGGAGAGGGGAGCCGTCTTTGCCGGTTACTTCGGTCTTCTCGACGTACAGACCGGACGCCTTGCCTCGCGCAACCTCAGCCTGAATAGCAGGGCCGTACTTCTCGGAAGCCTCTGCCAGGTCACGCAGCCGCTTGAGGTCGTCAAGGTGCTGTCTCAGGCTGATTTGAGCGGCTTCACGGACAGGAGCGCGCAGCTCTTCTATTCTTGAGGATATCTTGGGGTTATCAACGACGGACTTAGCTTCTCTATTGACGCTCTCTGGCTTCATTCCTGCCACGTCATACGCCTGACGATAAGCCTCGCTGGCGCTACCTGTTTCCAGGTAGGCCAAGCAAAAGGATTCTTGCTTCGGCGTCAGGTCGGCCACGCTCAATCCTTTGCCAACTTGCTGCGAAGCTCATAGCCAAGCAGCGGCCAGATTTGGCTCTTGGCGTTATCTCGCGCGAGCATCTTGCCAATGCCGGCGTCAAAGTTCGTCGCGCTTACCGGACCTTCATTGACACCAACGATGCGATGCCCGTTTTTGAGAATGAGGACGCAGAAAGTAATCAGACCAAGCGGCACAAGATCGCCACCATCGGCCTGCGGAACCTCAACCCCGGAATAAGCTTCA